TGGAATAACAACTTCCCCTGACGCCCAAGGGCTCAACCCCTTCGGGAGCGGCAAGCCTGGCCGCTGCTTGCGTCTTCGCGACGAGGATCGTTCTCACTGCATCCCCTTCACCTGGCGAAGGTAGTTGCGCATCGCCCAGGAAGCTCCAGGCTGGTTGGCCATGAACTCAAGGACCGGCATGTAATCGTTCAGCCTCTGGAGATCCTCGCTCTGCTGGTCAGGCAGATTCAGGGCTTCCATTCCAGGGCCCGCCCCAGAGGCGGCGCCCGCAGTGACAGGCACATCCGGCTGTCCGGTAGGAGCGCCCATCGGAACCACCCGAGAAGCGGCATCACCGAACAAGTCGTTGAAGTTCATGCCCGATACGTCAACCTGCTGGGGCTTCTGCATGCCCTCCTGGGCTGCCTGGTACTGAGCCTGTTCGCCGTAGCCAGCGTCGGGTAGGTTACGGTTGGCTTCGCCGACCGCCTTGTCTGTCCGCTTGCTGAACTGGCCGGGGCCTGCTACTTCAGCCATTCGATCTCCTTGGCCTCAAGAATGTGGCAAGCGAGGAACCATCTCATCGTCCACTCGTCCATGGTGATCGGCTCTTCGAAGACCACGCGATCGGGTGTGGAATAGACGGGGAAATGTTTCCACTTCTCGCTGATCCTGATTTCGTACACTTCCCCGCCTTCCATCACTTCGGCATGTGCTTGTCAGTGCCCCGCGTCAGCGAGTTCGGGTCGAACTGGCCGGACTCGACAGGTCCAGTGGCTCGCCAGTTGGACTTGGACACTTCCTGGTTGAGCCGCTCGGGGCCGATGTTGGCATCCTGCTCGTCGTACGGAAGCTCGGGCGGCGCGAGCGCCCGGCCCTTCTCCGACTTCCACACACCCTCGGGGCCGTGGTCTCCTGCGAACCAAGATTCACTCATGCTGTTCTCCTACTCAGATCGGTGCTTGACGTTGGGATCGAGCCGACATCGTGGCTTCACCCTTACTGGACAGTCCACTCAGAAGCGTTTGCAGATCCATGCCCTGAGCCTGCTGTGGGGCTCCTGGAGCGCCTTGAGGCGCTCCTCCTTGCTGGGGTCCACCACCACCCTGCGAGCCCGCGAGAGCGGCCTCCAGGGGATTCTGAGGGGCTTCCTGGCCAGGCTGCTCCTTGGGGGTGAAGACCGAAAGCACAGCGTCGTGCACGGCCTTGCCCTTCTCCCTTAGCTCGATCAGCTTGGCAACCTTCTGGAGTTCGGGCACGGGATCGAACTGACCCTGCGACTGGAGGGCCATCTGAGGGATGGCTGACATGTAACCCATGACGCCCTGCTTGAGGGCGTCGGTGAACATCTCGTTGTCGATCTGCTGCTGCATCTGGACAACGTCGATGTTCATCGGGAGCTGTCGTTGGAAGAAGTCTCGGGAGATGAGTTGGTCACCACGAAGCTGGAGTAGTCCCACGATAGCTCTAGCCGGATCCTGACCAGCGGCGAATCCGTACGTGACATCAACCGTGTAATCACCATCAATGTCCTTGGCTGGCGTATAAGACTCTTCGAACGGTGAACCTTGAACCGTCCCACGGATCGTCTTCCTCTCCTGGCCCCAGAGCTTCTCGTCCATCTCGAACGCGAGGTTGATCGCGATACGGAGAGCCTCGCCGATCACGGCCTGGCCGGTAGTGATCACCGTGTTGAAGCCGCCCATCAAGGCCTGCACACCGCGACCAGTGATGACGCTCGCGTCCATGTTGCCAGAGCGGGCTTCAGGAGTGCGCGTCCCTACGCGCAGCTCCTGTTCGAGGACCTGAGATTCCTGAAGGGGGGCCACGTTGTTGCCCAGACCAACCCTGACAATCTTGTCCGGATGGTCTGTGCGGATCAGAGCGTCATCGCCGAACGTCATCTTCTGAACATCCCGGGGCACCGCCAACGGTGCCCTGACGTTCTTCTCTGCGGCCTCAAGGCCGAGAAGCGCCATACGGGACTTAGCCAGCTGAATCCAGATCGCATCATCGAAGGCGCCACGGACTTCGTTGTCGTAGCCAGGACGCTTACCGATGGACACGTAGATCTTGCCCATGGGATTTTCCATGCGGTCAACGATCTGGTTCCCGTGCTGGGGCAGGTACATCACGATCTGCTCGTCATCGCAATACTTGACAACCTCGATCTCACGTTCCTGCCAGCCAGCCTGAGGACCCTTGGGGCCGTTGTTGGCCTGGAGGACTCGGAGCAGCTGAGGGTACTTGGAGACCAGGTGGATAGCTTCTTCTCGCCACACCTTGGTGTACGACCGCAGGCGACCGAAGATATCATGCTCAGGATAGACGCCCATCGGATTCTCGATCCGGATGTGAGGGCGCTTGTCCTTGAAGTCAGGCTCCACGATGTACACGGCCATGCCGTACGTGAGGTAGTGGTCGCTGGCCACGATCTGCTTGCCAGCGTAGAGATGAGACTCGATCAAGTACCAGTTGGCGATCTTCGTCTTCTTGGAGCTGAACTGCTTGGCCTTGTTCGTACTCTGGATACCGGTCGTACAGTTGACCGAGGGCATGACGCCCATCACCTCAGCCATGTCACGAGCACTGGTATCCACCAGGTTGGCCACGATGGGCTTGGGCCAGCTTTCCGGCATACTCCCCGGTATAACAGTGTCGATGTCCCCAGAGCGGACGTCGTGAACGTCCCTCTGTCGCTGATCTCTATCGGCAGACGCCCGGCGTAGCGACTCAACTCGCGAGAATATGCTTTCGATGGTGTACGCCATGTCGCCTCCTTCAGCTCTTCGGGGGAGCGACCTTCAGTCGCTTCCATGTCTCAGGTCCAGGTGTGCCGTTGGCATCCTCCCCGCTCCAGCCCTGCTTCTGCTGGAACCACTTCACCGCCTTGCGGTCAGCGGGGGAGAAGATGGGGCCAGGCCCCTGCTTGTATCCCTTGTAGCCTGCCTTCACCAGAGCCTTACCCAGTTCGGTTACGAGTTTGCTGGTACGACCGATGAAGAAGTATTTAGGCCCCGGATAGGGGGCGTAGTGAGGGGTCGGCTTGACGCCGACACCGTTGATGGTCTTGGCCCGGTCCACGATGGACTGAAGCTGGGCGATGATCGCGTCACCAGGGCACGAGTGGCCGCCCCAGGCGGCCCCGCCCATGCGGTGATAGCCGAGGCCCTTGATCTCCGGAGAGTGGCTGACCTGATAGGGGACATCCTTGTGAGTTCGGACGATCCAGGCAAAGGTCTGGGCGACCTTCTCAAGCTGCTCCTTGGTCAGGGCCTGAGGAACCTTGCCTTCGTTCTCGATGGAGATCCAGGTGCGGTTGCCCTGAGCCTGCGCCCAGGCTCGGTCCTTCGTGTCTATCCATTGCTCCAGCCGTCCATCCCGGCCAGTGCCGAAGTGGCTGGAGGCCTGGGCGTCAGGGTTGTTGAACCACGAGCGGGACCCCTCAAGGGTCCCTTCCATCACATGAACGACAAGCCCGTATACACTCTCCTGCCCATCCTTCGTATAGTTCCTGAGCGGGACCCACTTGGCCCCCGAGTACTTAGCCACTCTTGCCCTCCAGTAGATCGGCGAGCCTACGAAGTAGGTCCGGATTGTGATCAGCCTTGCCGATCAGTAGGTTGCACTCGGTACACAGGATCGCCCTTGTGCACCTGCCGCACGTCTTGGTGTTGGGGCCCGTCCTGGGGCAGCAGGCGTGATCGTGATCGACGGCGAGGGCCTGACCGTTTTCCTGCTCGGTCTTGCCGCAGGTTGCGCAGCCACCGCCCTGCGCCGTGACCATGTCTTCATACTGAGCGAGCGTCATCGCGTACATGTTGCGAAGCTTGTCGTCTTTGCGGCATCGCTTACACCGCCTGTTCAGGCCGTCAGTCTCGCTTGAGTTCTTGCCGAACAGTGAGGGGTCTCGGTAGCACCCACAGGCGCCGCAGCGCCGCAAGCCGTTGCGCCACCATTCGATCTCCCTGGCCATCAGCTACCCCACCACTCCCCTTGCTCGTTAGCGGTCGACACGCCGCTCAGATAGTCAAGATCCACAGTAACAGACTTCCGCTTGTCCCTCTCGCTCTGGTAGGACGTATCGAGATGGAAGACCGATTCTATGTTGTTGACTACTTCGCGTGCTCGAAGCTCAGCAAACCACAGCGCCATGACAGTGTCCTGCTTGGCCTTCGACTGGGGGAACCAGGTACAGAGCTGCTCAACGAGGGCTTTGACGCCCTCGTTCTGAGACCTGCTGGGGAGCTTGATCAGACCGCGCCCTTCGAGGGCGCCGTCGAAGAGCATGGACATGCTAGCCACACCAAAGTCCATGTCGTTCTTGTTACTGCCCGTGAAGTGTTCCTTGAGGATGCATCCACGAGACCCCAGGAAGTTGCGAAGATCTCGGTTCATCGTCACCATCAAGTTCATGGCGTTACGTTCAATCGCCCACTCGTGCATGTGGTACTTCGTGGTCCAGCTCTTCAGCTTGTCGAAGAGGTCGTCAGGCTTCTGGTTGGGCGCAGTCCAAACATCCAGCACGTACCGCATCCCTGACATTCGATCGACACCGAGCACCACTGCCGCAGCATGCCCCGTGATTGCAGGGTCAAAGCCTCCGACAACGTAGAGTCCATCCATGCCGTGGGGTCGATGTCCTGGAGCGCCGGGTGACATGAGTCCGGCTGCTCGCATGCCGTCGATAGAAGCTGCAACTTTATTTGCTGGGAAGATTGCATCCTCGACCACCTGCTCCTGCTGGTAGACCATCTTCCAGTTCTGGGGCGAGCTGGTGGCACGCCTCCGTGCTAGCGCCTTACCCGAGTGCCAGGGGTAGAGTCCGTCTGGTCCTGCTTCCACCAGTCGTCTTGCTCCGAGCGAGACCGGGGGTCGGTTGGTCCAGGGTGCGAGAACAGTCCAGTCGTCAGGAGACTCGCTGAACTCAAGTACCGCAGGCTGAGTGAGGTACGTCCAAGGAGACTCTTCGTCCTGCCCGTACCACTCCGGCTTCTGGATCTCTGAGTAAAGCTCAACAGGAGCAAGTCGAGTGCCGACCAGTAGGAGAGTGCCTCCGGGGTAGCTGAGCCGGTTGATGACCTCTCGCTGGATCCAGTCGATCTGCTTCTCGAACTCATGGGCGTTCTTCCCTGTGATCGTGTCGTCCAGGATGATGACATCAGCTCGGTTGCCGTAGATCTGACCAGTCAT